TCTGGAAGCTCTAAATTGACGTGTAACTCTAAAACTGAGTACTCATTATAGTCAGCTAGAGGTGGTTCTATGCCTTGAAGCTCATCAATCTTTTCTTTTGCTTCGTTATATTCTAAATCTACCCCTGCTTCACCTATTTGTACGTCTCGGTACGTACCATTCATTTGTAATTTTTTTAAATCGTTACCTGTCATACTGATAACGTGAGTAAAACGTGGGCTAGTTTCTAAATCTGTAGTTTCGTAAGCTACTACTAAGTCTTCAGCTTTAACTAATCTACTGGTAGCCCTACCTAAAAGGTTATCGTAATAAACTTTTTTGAATGCACTACCAGCTAACGGTAAATAAAACAATAAACTATCCATTTCTGGGTCATACTCTTGCATGACTTCAGTAATTTGATAATTCATAAATTCTTTTACACGTTGACTTTGACTCATTGCCTCTGGACTTTCGTTGCCCATGACACGTGTTTTTACTGGACCACCACTTGGTAATAATTCTTTATAGGCTTGAGCTTGAAATTGTGTTACTGCTTCACTTAATAAAGGGTGATGTACACCTGTAGCTCCAGGAAAAGGTTCTTCTCTTTCTTCAGTTTGTATACCTAGTAATTCTAAACCTTTAGTAAATACATCAAGCCAATCTTTACGTGATTCTTTATCTTGTTCAAAAGCATCAACTAGTTCGCTTGATAAAGTTTGTAAAGAAGATGAATCTAAAACTTCTGCTAAATTTACTTGGTGTTCGGTAACTACTATTTCTTCCTCTTCAAATAGAGGAACTAAGTTACCAGAAGGATCAACTTGAAAAGCAGTAGTTTGTTCTCCTTGAATATTCATTTGTTCAGGAAGCTCAACTTCTAACGTTTCTTGTACTGGATTTAATAGTTCTTCAGGTAAGCCACCTTCTTGGAGATTTTGTCTTTCTATTGCCATGCGTTAATAATAACTTATTTTTCGTTTAGGATATAGCTCTTCGTCTTCATAGTCACTAGGTAGTTTTACAAATCCACCTTGCCTAAAACGTAATAGTGCTTGAGTGGTTGAGTCTACTAAGTCATCATGATCACCAGCAGGAAACATCGCGCATTCTTCTATAACATCGTTTGCCCATTTAGTGTCAGGTGCCCAAACCATTCCCGACTCAAACAAAGGTGCACTTGCGTTCACTCTAGCTACTTTATCATTGCCTTTGCTCGGAGTAAAGTTTTGTACAGGTATACCTATATTTCGTAATTCTTGTGTTAAGGGCATACCACTTGCTTTGCCTTCTATTATAGTTACGTCAGGTTGCCATTCGTGATATTGTTCTAGGGCTATAGCTTTTAGTTCAGGAAAACTGTACCTACCTTTTATAGCGTCTAATAAAATAATGTGTGGAGCTGTGCCGTCATAGTAATTTTCACCTAAACTACCTTCTGGGTAAAATACTCCCCAAGTAGTAATAGCTGAATAGTCTGCCATCTCACGTTTTAAAAATGCAGTATCGTAACTTTGTATTAAATATTCACAACGTGGCGGTTTTTCATTAGTCCACTCTTGCCACCACTCACGTTTTATTAAAGCACCTTCTTCTGAACTAGGGTTCTGCATGTATTGAGCGTGCCATTTTGGACCACCCCTTAACGTAGCTTGTACACTTTCTAATTCTTCTTTTGACCAATACTCTGGCCATAGTGGGTCACCACTAGGCAATATAGCAGGAAGCTCAATAAGTTCCCATTGATCTGCTTTAGGATCACGAGCCATATCTTTTAAAAGTCTACCTGTTAAATCGTTAACGTTCCAACGTGTCATAACTATAACAATGCTTCCTCCTGGCTGTAACCTTTGCCTTGGACCAGAAGTGTACCACTCGTACGTATCTTCCATAGACTTAGGGTTAAGTGCGTCTTGTTCTGAGTGAGGGTCATCAATAATAAATAAGTCCGCACCACGTCCCGCTAACGCACCACCTACACCAGCAGCATAGTACTCGCCCTTTCGTTTTGGGTCACGTTTATCTTGAGTTTCCCATTTACCTGCTGCTTTTGAATCTGGGTTTATTAGTACGTCAGGAAAAACTTTTTGAAAATCTTCCGTTAACATTAAGTCCCTAATTTTTCTACCAAACTTAACTGCTAAGTCTGCGGTGTGAGTGGCTTGTAGTATTTTTAAACTTGGGTTACGCCCTACTAAATAAGCAGGAAAATAATGTGAAGCAAACTCACTCTTCGTGTGCCGTGGTGGCATATTAATAATAAGCCTTTTTATTTTACCTTTCGCTATACGATCAAAAGCATCTGCCATTTTAGCATGGTGTGCACCAGCAATAAATTGTGGCCATTGACTTTTAACAAAAGTTAAAAATTCATTTTGACAAGTTTCAACACGTTCTATTTCTGCTAACCTTTCGGTCAGTTCTAAGTGTTCTTTGAGGACATCCTCAGGAAGTTGTTCTAATAATTCTTTTTTCAATATTTAAGAGGCATTAAGGTAGCTAGTCCACCACGGTTGTATTTTAAAACTTCACCTATTTTAGCAGTGTTGTTATCTAAAGCTATTTCATAAAACTCTTGACCAAACTCATCAATTACTTCTTTAGGAGTAATTTTGAAACCATATTCTTTTTGAATATTTTTTAAAACTCTATCTGTTTGTCTTTTGTAAGTTTTACCTAAGTTTTTAGCTTCTTCAGTAACGGGGTTCAATCCCATTTGTCTGTGGGTTGCTTTACCATTAATAGGAATATGAATAACATCTACGCCTTCTTGATGCATTTCTTGTATAAAACGTTTGAGCGTTAAATCATACCACTCGTTCTTTTCAGCTAGTGGTAATTTCATCTTACTTACGTCGTCGCCTACAGGTTTTACCCACGTTGAAAGGTGGTTCATAACATAATTCATTACTTTTGGGTCGGCACGGTCTAGTGCATCTAACATACCTTTTTTATAAAGTTCAACACTAGGTCTTTTGGCAGTGTCGCCAAAAATATCCCTTAACCTTATAGAATCACTTACGTCCATACCACTTGCTTTCTGCCCATCTACGAGATGCTGTAAATCCGCAGTAAAATCTGGATCATCCATCACTTCTTTAAATAGTTCTTTAACGCTTTTAGCGTCGAACATATCTTCTACATTAGTTACTACTCCTCCAGGAATAGAAGATAATTTTCTTGAAATAGCTTCTCCTACACTATGAGAAAATCCATTTAATATCATATTGGGGTTAACACCACCAAAATCAGACCCAAAATCAGACATTGCTTCTACAGTTTTTATAAAAGTTGGAGTTACGTCTTCAAAAAATGAACGGATGCTACTTGTTTGTTCTGCTATTTGTGAACTAGTTAGCCCTCTGTTTGCTGGACCTGGTGACATAAAGTTTACGCTTTGTTCGCCTGTACCTGTAAATTTAAATCTATCACTTTGAGCTTCAGCAAGTTCACCTACTGACTTACCGTCTTTTTCTACTATACGGTAACGTCCGTGAACTATTCTATTACCTAAAGAACCTACGTCTTGATCAAGGTTGGCTTGTGGTCCTTGCCCTACTCTAGTGTGCATAGGGGAATACTCGTCATTGAATAGTGGTTCGTCGCCGTACTTACTACCAAATGCTCGTAGATTAAGTTCTCCGTACTTACTAGGTGTTTCTGCACTGAGCGGATAATTCTCTCCAGTTTTTAACATATAAATTTGGTTACGACCTTCAGAGTCTCTAAAAGGAAATTCTTCAGGAAAACCTTTAATTTCTGGGTCTATTTTGCGTATAAAGGGCGTACCGTCACTATAACGTAGCCCTTCTGGTTGTTCAGCAAGAGAAGGTTCTACTTCAAACTGTGTGTGGCTTTCTTTGAACCTCATTTTGTTCTTTTGTATTTCTGCTTGTAGTTCTGCAGGACTAGCTTTACCTTTAGTTAAAAATTCTTCACTGACAAAATTTTCAAACTGTCGTTTTACTTTAGGGTTTGCTGGTCCTTTGTTTTTTGTAGGGTTATGATACTTAGACATTCTATTGATCATTTCTTCTATAGGGTAGGGTTTATTAAAGTCAAAGCCTGGAGTTTTGATCACTGCTTCATCTGCTAAAGACATTACGGGAGGTGCGTAACCACCTTGTCTTGGACCCAGCTTCATATCTACTTGATAGTCTGACGGTCCAACGTTAGGGCTAATAGGCGGACCACCCACCATGTCCTCATCTATAGGTTTTGCTGCTCGTGTGCCTCTACCTAATATTCTTGCTGCGTCGCCTACTAAACCTGGAACTTTGCCCACTACAGGAATCAAACTCATAGCGTTAAGCCCACTAATTAAATAGTTACCTGCTGCGTCTAGGTATCTGCCTTCTTTTCTAGCTGTATCGCCACGTTCTTTAAATTCTGGTATTTCATAGGTAGCCAATGCTTCGCCAGTGACAGGTGCCACGCCATAAAGTAATTGATCCATTAACGGTAGTTTTTCAAAACCTTCTTTATAGGCTTTATCTAAATCTCCCTCTGCTATACCTTGAGTTAAAGTGTCGCGTGCTGTTTGTGCACTTACTTGTTTTTGATAGTCTTCAAATTTAGGACGCATACCAAAAGGCAAGTCGCCGAATAGTCTAAGATATTCTTGGTATTCATCCATCTTGTTTGTGTAAGTTTATAAAGTATTCTGCGTCAACTAAAGCTAACGGTTTACTTTTGTTTCTTTTTATTATAACTAGACTTTCTACGTTTGGGCTAGTGTTACTTGAACATTGCTCGTAGGCTTTCCACACGTTGACGGCTTCTTGATTTTTACACTCCACACTATAAGGAAATAGTTTTTTAGTTTGTACGCCCATAATGAGGTCTTCACCACTACTGCCCATGGGTCGTGATTCTATGTCCTCTGGGTCCACGGACAATAGTTCTATGAGCTTAGTCCGTACCCATTGTTGTAGGCGACGACCTTTAGCTTTAGCTGAGCTAGTTTTTATTTGCCTTGCCCTCTGTATTTTTTACGTCGTTGATTTTTATTGGTGCCTGCTCCGTGGCTCATGCGTGAGTTACCTATAGATGTCTTCTTTTTGACATGTTCTATTTTTTGCTTTACCCACTGCTTAGCCATTACGGTTTAGTTTAAACTCTTTACGAGCATTAGCCAAGTGTTCTCTATTTTGCATAATTAGCACAGGGACAAGGGTCGAGTTTCTACCTTCATCGGGATGTGACCAAAACCACTCTGCCTCAGGGTATTCGTCCGCTAGTTCGTGTGCCGTGGACTCTAGGACTTTGCGACACACCGTGCTATGAACTTTGAATAAAATAGCAGGATACTTGTCTAGTTCGGTATATAACTCACGGACTAAAGGCTCTGAATAATGTAGTATGGGTATTTCTCCGTTGTCAAAGTGCTTTAGACTAAAAGGGCAAACCTCAGTTATTGATTTCAAATAGTCTCTCATAGCTAAAAAATTTTGCAGTAAAAATTTTTAGTAGGAGTCCCTTTCCGCGTCATACTCAGTATTTTATAGTGACTGACCTAAAAGTAAAGTTTATAGTAAATGGCTCCTCTGATTATTGACGCAGGCGTTACGCTATGCATAGTTGCTATAAAGGGGGGTGGGGGTGGCACAGCGGACTACTGGAGGACTGTTGATCTGTGACAGCTGTTACGTCTGTTATAGCTGTGCGTCTGTCTTTTCTGCGTCTGTCTGTCTGTCTGTTTTGTCTTAGTTTGTATCCGCCGAAGGCGGACTGTGTCGCCGTAGGCGACGGTCGTAGCCGTACGGCTTAGGGCGTAAGTAAGTACTTACTAACCTAAAGTAAGTACTTACTTACGTATAAAAGGCTTAACCGCTCGGGTTTAAAGGGCGTTAAAATTAGTACGTTTATTTTAGTATATAACGGTATAAAGGCTTTACTTAAGGTATAATTACCTTAGTTAAAAAATTAAAGGGCGTTTTTTAACTACTTTTTTAACTAGCCCTAAAGGTATAAAATAATATGAAAAATACTAATACTAAAAAAGCTACTACTAGCGTTAAAACTAACGTTACTAGTAAAGTTATTACTAAAGAAAATATAGGTACTATTAACCCTATATTAACTTTTACTAATAAAGGGCGTTTAGCTACGGCTAATAGCGAACGGGCTAATAAAGTTAACGGTAAAACTTATAGCGACGCGTTAGCTATATATAAAACGTTACCCGTTTTAAACCCTAATAACCCTAAGTTAAACCCTAAAAGGGCTATAACTTACGATATATTTAAAGTTAAAAGCCTAAGCGTACCTAAAGGCTATACGCTAGGTTAATAACCTAACCTAAAGGGCTAGTTAAACTAGCCCTTTTTTTACGCCTAAAATAAATTTTAAGATTTTAATCATATATACAGGGATCGTGATCCTAGGGCGACTGACCTGCTTCCTGGAATCTGGGCTTCCCGAGATCTGTGAGGTCCTTGCTTCCTGGGATCTGCGAGGTGTGTCCGTCGCCGTAGGCGACGGCTCCTGGATCTTGGTGCGTCGCCGTCAGGCGACGCTCCTGGTTCCTGGTGTCTGGTTCCTGTCTTCTGTTGTCGTCGCCGAAGGCGACGATCGCGATCACGATCTAATGGTCAGGGATAAAAAGAGGGGAGCCGAAGCTCCCCTGACCGTCAGCCTAGCTTTAAGGACTTGATTTTATTCAAGTCGTATTTTAAAGCTCGCTCCTTTAAGCCGAGCGTCTTATAGTGCTCTATAGCCTGTTCGTAGGTCATACCTTGAACGGCTTTAGCTCGTTTGACGTTGTGCTCGGCGCGAGCTTTATTAGGGACGTAGGTTAACGTTTGAGCGTTAACTTTAGGAGCTACGGATTTAGTAGCTTTTTTTAGATTAGTCATATTACCTCCTTTTTAACTAACTGAGTATATTATAAGCCCGATCGTATATAAAGTAAATAGCTCGTATAAAAAAGATTAAATTAATTTGGGATCCTGGGATCATGATCCTACCCCCTTTATACCCTCAATCTGAACCCTGGACCACGGACCGTTGTGCGTGTCATTACGATCGTGGTGGGTGGTTTGGCAGGGTTCCTGGATCTAGGACCGTGGACTGTAGCTTTTTGTCCCCCCTCCGTCTCCCGAGGGGATCATAGTTGGTGCTATATAGGGAACCAGTGGATTCCTGATGATATCAAAAATAAGCATCGCACGTTGTTATTGGCTGTTTAGAGCCAATAGGTCGGTAATAGGTTAGGCAATAACCTTAATAAACATCGTAGTGTCAAGGGACCACGGACCATGCACTATTGGCTTATTGGCTGTTTTCTCTACAAGATAGAAAACAATCCATGTCTCCATCGATCCCTTAATAGGCATCACTTTCGTTTTGACCTCATTAAACCTTTGAGGCTTAGAGTTTTTTCCCAGCGTTCTTTCATTTCCTCGTTCCAGAGTGTATCAAAGTAGTCACTGGGACACGCAGGGTGGTCTTCCGTCATAGTACTAATAAACATCTGGTAGGTATAACCTTCCCCATGTATTAGGCACTGGGCTGTAGCCTGTGCGTCAATCATAATATCTTTTAGATTACTCACATTTTCTCCTCTAGCATTAATTTAAACATATGGTACACTAACTCATAAAGTTCTAAATCAGTAAAGCGTTGAGGGATTTTAAACCCTCCCGCATTAAACGCAGCACCAGAAGTTTCAAAGTAAGTATTCTCTTCGTCGTACATAAAAGTAGTATAAAGACCTTCACTAGTTTTAAGTTCACTAGGGTGGTCAAGCATTATTTGTAGAGTGACACCTTCTGGTATTTCAGATTCCACAGCAGGGTAATACTTAGCCCAGTCGTCAAAGTTATTAATTATTTTCATGACTCACCCCTTAACCTATTTCTTAGGTATTTTTGATGTTCAGGCTTTAAGCTACCGAACACGAAACTAGGTATATTATCAATCTGCTCAAGGTATTTGACCTTATCGTTGAATTTTACTTTTTTATAGACGTCTAAAGTAAACATATCAATGTACCAGTTTGACTCGCGTCCGTCTTTGAAAAATCCCTCAGGGTAAGGGATATTAATTAAAGTATCTAAACGTTTCATAGTTAGTTCCTCCTTGTTTATATTTAACTATTAAATATATAATAGCCCTGATCCTTATGATGGTTAAGCTAGTTCGGGTATGAACTTAGTTGAATTTTTGATATCTTCATTTAACTGAATTATTATATTTAGTCCTTCAGGACTCATTAAGGTACGCTTTAATTGTTCGGCATATTCTTTACTGTAACCTTCTAGCTGTTCAGGTATTTCTTCCCGTATAATCTTACAGGCTTTAGCGTATGAATCTGTAGGTTTTTTACTAGGTTGACCAAAACGTTCATTCAACCTATACGTTAAGTTGTAAAGGACGTACCCTATGTCTACATGAATATTTTCTTTTTCTAGTTTATTCATATCTTTTTCAGCTTCTTCTATTAAGTCAGAAGACACTTCTCCACGAGCAGCTATTCTGTCTACCCAGTTCTGAACCCTACGGCTTCTTGAAATATTCATTACTTTAAAAACCTGAGTACTAACCCAGTGTCTCCTCCCATACCTGGGAAGCGATGAGTAGTATAAATATACTTATCATCTTCACTAGTATGAAATACTATGCCACCCTCATAGGTATTATTTTCACACCTACCTACCTCATCACCCAAGGGATAATCAGGAAACTCACCAGCGTCGGCACCATTAAAAATTTGTCCGCCATTGGGGATATCTTCCCACTTACCGTTTTCTTCAACATTATCATTTAGTTTAATAATATTCATGATTTTATACTCCTGTATATTTTTTTATTAACTAAGTTAATTATAAAAACGATGCTTATGATCGTTAAGCTAGTTCAGGTATGATAATTAATATTATTACGACGCTCTCTTTCGTCAGGAGCGTATAAGCGTCGGTACTTATTATTGATACGGTCCACGAACCTTAGTAAACTGAACTTTTTCTTACTAAAGTGAAACAAAGCATTCACGTCCTTAGGAAGACACGCACCACCGTACCCTCTTTTACGCCCACCGTCACCTACCTTAGTATGACCCTCACCTATACGCTTATCGTTAGTTACGGCATCTACTATCATTTGATAGTCGGCTCCGCACTGGTTAGCTAAATCATACAGTTGATTGAAGAAGGTAACTTTGGTCGCTAGAAAAGCATTTGTTGCGTATTTAACTAGGCTCGCTTCTTGTTTAGTCATAACGACAAAGTCTTTATGTCGTAAGTTTGACTGCTCACGGTAGAGTTTCATAACTCCACTACAGGCTGCAGGTTCTCCACCCAGTATATGATATTCAGCGTTAATAAAATCTTCCTCAGCGTTAGCTTCCGTTAAGAACTCAGGGTTATAAACCACTCTAGAACTAGTAGGTATAAGACCAGGAGTCACGGTTGACTTTATAATAACTATGGCATCAGTATTACGCAGTATATCGTCTGTACATTTTTGTACGATACGTGCGTCTATTTCACCAGAGTCAAGCGAAGGAGTGGGTACACATATGAATACGAAATCAATAAACGCATCAGACGCACGGTTTTTATCATAGAGTAGGCTAATGTCGTTGCCAATAATCGGGTCCACGGTCCAAACTCTACCTCTATAGGGATGGAAAGCATTTGCCACTGCCTGCCCAACAAAGCCAAAACCTAATATGCCGATGTTATAACTCATTTCCTATCCATTAGTTCAAATAATGTTTTTAATTCCGACATATATTTTGTGATCGCTTTCCCAGCGACACCTGCCATAGTAAGCCCGTGCTCATCACAAAACTCTTTTAATTCTTTATGCATATCTGGTGTGATATTTATAAATTTATTTTTTTCTGCTTCATTATACATTTTTTTCTCCTATGTTATTAATCTAAAATGAAATCTAAATTGCTCTTACCTTCATGAAGGTTAAAGAAAGGTAGCTTTAATCTGTCTGAAATAAAGTCCAGAGCATTACCTACACCACCACTAGTGGGGTCAACTATTTCATGAACCGCAAAACCACTACAGGTTTGATAATATTCATGGTCAAGTAACGCATACACAACTCCGTCTTCCCATAAATCAAAGTGCTCACCAAAAAGTTCAAAGGCTAATTCTTTACTCAGTAACTTACGGTGTTCAGCAGTAAGTTCAATAGCTAGGCTGGCACCAGTTTCCTCGCCATACTGGGCATATATTAAAGGTATATCGCCTTTAAAAGCTCCAGGTTCGCCACTAGCCTCAAACTTTATTAAATTTTCTTCATCAACACATAAGTCTTGAGGACGTATACCACAATATTGAAGTAAGTAAAATTCATTGTGGTGTTTATTTATAGCTTCAACCACAGGCTGAGCGTAGTTAACATATGTTTTAAAATTATTCATAATTTCTCCTAAAATTTAAGTGGTTCGTTTGCGAGCACAAGTGAACCACGCTTGCTAATATAGAGGTACTAAATAAACCTCTTGCTCTAAACTAGCCTCGTTAGTATGGAGGACAGAGAGACTAGTCATTTGACTACTAATTCAAGCATACCGTCAACGACATTGTCGACCCATAAACTTGAGTTATCATATTCCGTAAATACGTCAAATAAGTCGCCATGTTTACCGTCTACATAAGTTAAGTAGTGGTGTATGACGTAGTTAAACTCACCATGGGAACAGCTATATATCACTAACCCACCTGTGCTTAACTCTACTTCCGCGTCAGTATTGACTTGATGAGCTTTTAGGTCTTCACGCCAGTTATCAACGGTAACTTCAATATCGGTATCAATACTCATACCTTTAACGAAGTCTTCACACGTATCATAGGAAATATAAGTAACACCTTTTCTTAGACTTTTTCTATTCATAGTTTTACTCCTTATTTACTATAGGTTTATAGTAGCTACGATCTATGTGATGGTTAAGTAATATCCTAAAATATTTTAAAGCCGTTAGACCGTTTGATGTATAGGGGTAGGGGGTAGGTAGCCCTAAGTAAATCATAGCCTTAAAACGCGTCCTATAGCGTCCTATTTTAGGCATCATAACCGTAGCCCTAGTAAAATTACCTACCAATAGTTTCAAGATCATTTTCTGTAATGTATTGATAAGCTCCTTTATTGTACACAGGAGCCACTTGCTGTTTACGAGTATTAGCGAGTGTTTGAGCCTCTTTTTCACCACAAGTTAAACAAGTAAAATAGCCGAGAGCATAACGCTCCCGACTAATATTAAGTTCACTACAGTTTTTACACTCAACCACTAGCGATTTAACTTATATTGAAATAACGTAGGGGCATTCTCAAATTCTTCCAGTAACTCTGGAGTATAATCCCTTTCGTTTATTACGTGCTTAGAATTAAGCCTAGTGACATAAGCACCGTCGTAAAAATGAGCACCATTTCTACTATATTTAAGTGCCTGAGCGGTATGAAAATAAATACCGTCTTCTTTACGAGTCATAAATAAATTATCCTCGATTTGTTTAGTTACACTACTTACCATAACATCCTCCTATAATTAATTGTTTAGTTAAGTAGCTTTTAATATAGCTTTGATGTATATGATGGTTAAGTAAGTTCAGTAAAAAGATTTTAGTAAAGATCCGTATGACCACCAGACATCGTAAGGTCGTACACTTGTGTAATAAACTCGGTATCTACAAACTCACGTTTAGCTAACTCACGTGCGACAGCAACAGTAGCAATAGCTTGATTTTTAGTTAAATGAGGTTTATTAGAAATTACAAGTTCTAAATCACACTGAACGTCTAACATTAAATCTTTAAGTCTACTCATCGTTTACCACCAAAGTCAAAGAAAGCAGAAAGGTCTTCAATGTTTTCTTTTCTTTTATTTAAAACTGATTGATAGCCGTTATCGTATTCATTGTTATACGGTCCATAAAAGTCAGAAGAATTTTTACGCTCCCTGCCGTTAGTGGCATCTTCAACGCCATGATTATAAGCATTTTCTGCTTGTTGTTTATGAGTTAGTTTACTATACATAATTTCTCCTCAATTTTTGTTAACTTTATCAATAAATTCGTTAACAACTTTATCAACATAAAAAGGTTTATAATCTTCATTAGTTTTAAGATTCATAAACTCTTCTTTACTAGCTGAGTCAATACAGTTAGAACAAAGCACGGTTTCACGTGTATCTTCAAACTCACTACAGCTAAGTTCCACGAGCCACGTATCAAGTGGCATAGAACGGTGTCGTTTAACACCGCTTACTTGTTTTTCACCTAATTGTTGACAGCCGTCACAATAGTCAGTGAACCTACGTTTAGGTAACATGTTTATAATAGGGTTTTCGCTCATAATATTCTCCAAATATTTATTTAACTACATATATAGTAAACGCGATCAATACGATGGTTAAGGTAGTTCAGGTACATCACTATTCTTTTTAAACAGCCCGTCTTCAAGTACTCCCTTACGGTCTTTTATTTCATCGTATGCTTGGCTTACACACTCGGTAAGAGTTAGGTCAAGTTGCTCAGCTAATACCACTAAGCAAACAAATACATCACCTATGCCGTCAGAGGTAGACCACTTGTCTCGGTAGGCTATGCCCTTAGCAAGTTCACCTACTTCTTCAACTAGTTTTAGCATTTGTTTTTCAGGCTGAACGTCAGCGGTCAACAGACCACGTTGCCTAGCCCATACAGTAATAGATTCTTCTAATAAATTTAAATCTCTAGCCATTATATACTCCTATGTTGTTTAAATATAAGGCTCGTTTCTGAGCACAAGTGAGCCAAACTTGCTATGAAGGGACAATAATACAACACCCTTGCTCGATTAGAAGAGTCTTTGTTGATTTAAGTGAGTGACAAAACTCTTGCAAACTAAAAAATCTCACCATGTTAACGCACATTATAAAGGAGGTAAAGGATACGTCAACATATAAAAGCCTCCTGTATAACCTCATCTTTTTTTCGTTTATCCTTATAAGAACGCACTTGTTTGCCGTTCTTATAGTAGGTCGTAGTGTAATCAATGTTTTTCGCTTTATTAATTACACGAGTTATAGCTGTAACGGAACTCATATCACGTTCCTCTACTAACTCTTCGTTACGCTTTTTGACTATATCTTTATACTGTGTCATGATATAGGTATAAACTGCATGAAGGGTTCTTCTCTATAGCCTTCTGGAATCCACTTAACTAGCTGGTCTTCCACTACACTAGCAACATAAGTACAGTCAACTGTTTCACCTTCTTCGTCATAACCTAATATTACTGCCTTACCAGCAAAATTATAGTTAATCGGAGCCCAATGAAAATATCGGTTAGGGTTTCTACATAAACCGTCATCATCAAGGACTAGCATATTATTTTTATCAAGGGTGACTATAGTAATACAAGATATATCCATCCACTTTTTTAACTCCGCCATATAATCGTCTCTGACAGGGTACGCAACACGAACCTTTTCTTTAAAAGGGTCAATCAGTATAGCTCGTAAGCCATTATTTTCTTCTTTCATACTACCTCCTAAGGTATTTATTTAAGTAATTAAATTTAAAACTGATCAAAAAGAAAGTAAAGTAAAGTGGGGTAAAACTTAACCCCACCTTACATTGAGCAAAACTAAGCGATCTCAAGAGTTTTGACTTTTTCAATGTCATATCTGATACCACTCATGGTATACAACCCAGTAGCTATAGCTTCTTTGATTGTTTTACCATTGACAGCTTTTACACGCTCATTATTGTGCTCAGCTGTTACTCGTTTCCCAGTCGCTTTTAATTTAGCGTCTGGGTTATAACTACCGAATTTAATTTTCGGCGTTGTTGTGGCAGTTTCAGTTTGAGTCTTAGCACTGCTTAGCATTGACTTTTTGGTAGCTGTTTTATTAGCCATACATTCTCCTATAAATGGGTATATAAATATACCAGTATATATAGTATAAACGATCGGAGTTTTAGTAAAGTTGGATCAGAAAGTTTTTTTACACGAAACGATTGAGGTTTTTTGGCGACACAGGTTTTGACCAGCCTCCACCTCTACGGAGATTAATGCCTTTATTTTTAGAACGCATAATTTCATTAGAATAAATAAAGTTGCTTTCATTTAGTTCGGCTTGCGCAAGTATAACAGGGTCAACGTAATGTTCGTCATAAGAACCTGCCCAAGAGGTACTAACGTGTTCGCCTTCTATAAGACCTATAGGACCACACGCTCCCATACCACTTTCTGCATAAACAGATTTATTCAGAGAATAATTTTTTTGTTTAGAACACTCATCTGAGCAAAATTTTCTACGACGACCAGCACCTTCAGGTTGTTTAATAGGTTCTCCGCACCACGTACAGAGGTTATTCATTACTAATTGTTAAGCACTTGGTCATAGCTTTGTTCTTTTATATCGTATATATCTATATCTCTAGCAAAAGACTCACTGGGGTCAATATTCAAGTGGTCGTAAACCACATTACTAGCAGTTTCTATAAGCGACACACGTTTTTCTAAACGTTCAAATTCACCTGAGTTAGCTTTCATAATGGCTTGCTCGGGGCTGATAGCTTTTACTGGATAATAGTCAACCTGTATAGAGGTAAACGGTACATAGTATGTAGTCAGGTTGGGGTTATTGCTAACTAGTTTTAAACGTGGTGGTTTCATAATTATTCCTTGTTTTTAAAAAATTACCTATAAGGTTATTTAGCCCTACATCGCAAAGATAATAAAGCCCTATGTAAAAATAAAAAGTGTGGGGCGGATAGGTTACCAACCTAACTCTTATACTGTTGACGTGTAGCCCCACGTGGTAATTTTTTTAACGCAGTAAAACTACCAAACATCTCCATAAAATAGTTCAAACATTGTCCTGTAGTTTGGCTTATCAGGATTATTCATCATTTACGATAAGTACCTCTTCCTTCGGCAACTCACTATTCTATACCTAATCTATCGGTTGTTCTGACTAGGTTTTTTAAAAAAGTCGTGGCGAGGATTTGGTGGCAATTATTTGGTCCTCATTAAGCAATCGTGTCGACGTTACCATACTGCACCACTAAGTTAAGAATAAGAGATATTGCGTTTTTTGGCGACTTGAGTTTCACACTTAGCCACTTATGGGTTCTTCACCTCTAACAAAGTAGCGTTTTCCTTCTTGGCGACTCGAACGCCTTAAACTTAACCTAGTTTTATTAAACCTTAGATGTAAAAAAGATAAAAGGTTTTTGTTAGCATCATTATACTATTCAAATGCTCCTAATAACCAGAACACTAATAAATATCTATCGCCTTTTTTAACTGGTAGCCCACGGTGCAAGTGACTGAAACTAGGAAAGAATAAAGCATGACCAGACGGAAGCGGATCTACAACTCCCCTACCATGAAACTCTGTACCACCACCCGCATATTCACCAGTATTTAAGGGAACTACAACGCTAATATCTGCAGACGTATCATGATGCCAGGCACCTTGATTCTTATCAGCTAAGTTGTAGTTCGCTAACTGTATTGAGCCAGGACGGTCCACGTACCGTTGCCAAATACTCATAAAGACAGGGTTCATATAATTAAGTACCACGCTCCACATATTATTAAACAACTCGGGACAACGGTCATGAAGCGTAATCTCTGGTATTTGTCTAAGTTTATCTTCGGTAGGGTTAACATCAAAACCAAAAACTTCTTCCATATTTTTTATTTCATCAAGCATCATGGTACAAAATTCTTCAGTAAATAATGGTATAGAGTAAACGTCTTTTACTTCTTCTTTTACGTATTCTTGTACAATATTTTTGATATCGACCTGTGCCCACTTGTCTTCATATTCTTGTATGGTAGGCTCACTTTCCTGGATTAATTCGATAGTTGTTTTGTCTATACACCAACTACTATTTATACCTAGCATAGTATTCTTTAATCTGTACGGTGCTAACTTACTGTACTCAGGCATCTTTTTTCCTCACTGGGTTTATTAATTCAAAATAAAACTTTTTGTTTTCAATGTGCTTGGCTACTATCTCCATCATTTCATCAATAGATGTTTTGTCATTAAATACATCTTCATCAGTCATAATGCAGAGTTTCATAACTTGAACGTGCTTAACTTCTTTTTTGTTTTTTGGCATTTTTATTTTTGCCTATCGCAAGTTTGATAACTTTTTGTAGCCTACCAGACTTCATAAGTTGATCAAATTTTTTATAGGCAGTTTTTTTCATAGACCTGACCTAAAGGTTAAATTAATTCTTTCTTCAGCTAAAGGTAAATCAGGCACAGCGTGAGTACTTTTCATTTGACTGTGACCGTCAAATATAAGTACGTCTCCGTGTTCTAAAATATAAAACGTTTCTTTGTTTAGGAAATTTTCCTCGAAAAAAATATCGCTAGTATTAGTGTGTTTCTTAATAGGGTTTTGGTAAGTACGCCAAGCAAAAACTCTAGGTGCACCAAAACTTACAGACACAACCACATCATCAAGAGTAGGTACGGTATCACTGTGGTGGGGTATGCCTTCTTCACCAGGATATAAACCACAAAGACAAAAGGTAAATTTAATTGAATCTAAATAAATAGCACTAGCTAAGTTTTCAGCTTGATCTTTTATAGCCTCTAGTTCAGGAGTCCACGGTTCAGGATCCATATGCTTACCAGCATACTCAAATGGTGCGTCACCAAAGCCACGACTAGGTCTACCGTAGACCATACCGTTTTTAGTTTTACGCACAACAGGTTCATCCCAGTGCTCAAACTGAGGATTGAAGTGTTTAAGTGCTCCCTTTAGGTAATGAATATTCGACATTTTCTGTTTCTTCTTTCTCTAGTTCTATCACTTTACCAGTAGGCAGTATGCCACCTGTATCATGATAGAGTTGTTTCATACGTTCTAAAACTTCTTCTTTTGACATAACGTCCACACGGTTGACGGTCAGTTCACTACGATTAACGTACAGTCCTGCTGCCTTACCCCTAGCCACTTCTGCAGTGACTGCTGCTGACCATGCTCCGTTACGCAAAGCTCCCTCTCGTATATCTTTTAGGTCGGTAAGATGTGTAGCTAAATCAAGAGCCACTTTGTTACTGGCTTTTTCTTGAAGTGCTTGTATTTTTTGCTGTACGTGAGGGTTATTTTTACTGGCTAATTCGTAACCTGTTTTAACAGCTTTCTTTTCACTGTACCCTGCTTTAATGGCAGCATCTTTTTGAGTCATACCTTTAGCCACGTTCTGTGCAAACTTTTCTTGCTTAGGTGTTAATTTCTTTTTCTTCATTAAGATGTTTAAAAGCTATCATTAAAATAATGTGTCCGTCTCTACGTTTGAGGTAGCTCTCTGAAGATTCATCGACTTTAGCCAACATTAAAACTTCAAAGGGAGTAGCGTACTCTTGATCCCTCCAGTATTCTTCTAATATTTTTATAGACATGATTTATTATAACCTAATTCATTTTCATAAGTTTACGATTTTCAAGGTCGTATACAGGTAGTTTAGTAAAAATATCAAAGCAACAATCTAAAATTCCTTGGACTACTAAACCAGTTTCTTCATCAAATGGTCCTACAATTTTTACTCTCAT